AGGCGGCGATGACCGCCTCGTTCGCGGCCTGAAGATCGGCAAGCCGCGCCCGGAGTGCGTCCAGGTCTAACATGGTGAAACTCCATCAAAGGGACGGGGCGTCTCCCGACGCTCCAAAGCCTTGCCCAAGGGCGATTGAGGGCCACCGCCGGATAGTCGGCGGAATGTCGTCAACGGCGAGCGGCCGCTGCGATTTTTGCTTTCAACGCAGCCAACCGCTGGCCACCGTTCGTCTGGCGGCGCTTGAGCGCAGTTGGCACGTTGCGGAAGCGGCTGAGATCGGCCGAGGCCGCCGCCTTGACCACGTCGGCGGACATCCGGTCGGCGAACCCTTCAGCGACGGCGGTGTCCGGGTCCATCCAGGTCTCGGCGTCCATCATGCGCCGGACATCGCCGGCCGACCGGCCCGTCCGCCGCGAATAGATTTCCGCGAGCTGGCCAGACACGCTGTCAAGAAGGTCGGCGGTCCGCCGCATCTCGATGCTGTCACCGACCGCCATCCCCCAGGCGTTGTGGATCATCACGAAGGTGCCTTCACCCACGCGAATTTCGTCGCCCGACATTGCGATGACTGACGCCGCAGAGGCAGCAAGCCCATCGACATAGACCGTCTTGCGGGCGGGATGCCGAGCCAGTGTGTTGTAGATAGCGACGCCATCGAAGACGTCGCCGCCAATGGAATTGATCCGCACGTCGATACGCTTCGGGTTCTTGAGCGCCTTCAGGTCGGCGTCGAACTTCTTCGCCGTCAGCCCGTCGCCCCACCAGTTCTCGCCAATGACGTCGTAGATCAGCAGCTCGGCGTCGTCCGCGGCTGCTCGCAGAATCAGCGACATGTTCAGTCCTCCAAAACCAGGACGCGGCGGATCACGCCATCGACATTCAATTCTTCAAGCCGCACCCGTCGCAGATCGGCAGCAGTCAGCGCACGCCGGACCACTTCACCCCATTCGACTTGAACGGACCAATCGACACTTTGGCCAGAGGCCCCATCGCGACCATCGCAACCAGGCTCGCCCTTGGGACCCCGCTGACCGCGCGGGCCTGGAAGTCCGGCCTCGCCCGGCTCGCCCTGATCGCCTTTCGGCCCGATCGGACCGGCCGGACCTGGATCGCCAGTAACACCGCGTGGACCGGGCGGGCCGATGACCATACCAACCCGCGCTTCGGTCCCATCGGACAGACGAAACATCAGCATTCCAGCCGCATCGACTTGCGCCGACAGCACCGAGGTGCCATCACGACCGTCGCGACCATCCAGACCACGCTCGCCGACCGGACCTTGCGGCCCGGCCTCACCACGAGGCCCGGGCTCGCCAGGTTGTCCCTGCACGCCGGCGTCGCCACGCTCGCCGCGCTCGCCGCGCTCGCCGCGCTCGCCGCGCTCGCCAGGCAATCCTTGCAGTCCTGGTTCGCCAGGCAAACCTTGCGGACCGATATCCCCGCGTGGACCAGATTCGCCACGCTCGCCGCGTTCGCCGACCGGACCTCGTGACCCGCACTGACCTTGCGGGCCTACGTCGCCACGGGGCCCGGCTTCGCCACGCTCGCCACGGTCGCCGGGTAGACCAGAGATACCAGGGAGACCGCGCTCGCCACGCGGCCCGGCGGGGCCGACTTCGCCCTTCGGACCGGGAGCACCATCCTGCGGACGGCGCGCTTCAAGCTGCTCGATCCGCGCCAGCAAAGCGGTCAGGGTGATGCGTATCGCAGCCCACCAACTGTGGCGAGCTGTCGGGAGGTCAAAAGGCATGGATCACCTCGGCAGCAGCCAGCGCTGCAAGATCGTTCGCGGCATCCGTTTCTTCGACCGGAGGCTCGGCCTCTGCCGGCGGCGGAAGCGCTGGCGGCGGTGGCGCTGGCGGATCTTCGCCGATCTTTTCCAGCGTCGTATACCCCTGCTGCATGGTGCGCTTGTCGCCGTCCTTGCCGATCGGGTTGTCGCCCTCCAGGATCAGGATGTCGTTGACCGAGTACGCACCGATCTCGCGCATCATCTTGTAGTATTCGGCGCGGCTTCTGTTATCACCGCGCAGCAGACCGCGCATATCGATGTTAGTGTAGTAACCGACGCGGTTTCTGGTACCGAAGAGCTTATAGTTCGCCTCTTCCTCGAGACGATCGACCCAAGGCGTCACAGCGTCGACGACGACCTCGATTGCCTGATGCTCGATGTTGTTGAATGTGCTTCGCAGCAGGTGCATCACCTTGTGCGGCGGCACGCCGAACCAGCGGCAGATCGTCTCGACCTGGAACTGCATCGTCTCGACCATCTGCGCCTCGTCCGGCGCAGCGGTCATCCTGCTGGCCTTCATGTTGGCGTCGAGGATGGCCCACTTGTGCGCGTTGCGCGGGCCCTTGTAGAGCGCATCCAGCTCGGCGCGCAGACGCTGCTTTCCTTCCGGCGTCAGACCGCCGGCGCCTTCGACGAAGCCGCCCATGTTGAGGCCGTTGCCGAAGAACGACGCGCCGAACAGCTCAGCCGCCTGCGCCCAGCCGATCGACTGCGCTGCATACTCGATGATGGACAGACCGACAGGACCATCGCCGAAGCCGCGAACGTGAAAGACGTCCATCGGATCCAACTCAATGAAGCCGTTGCCGACCTCATCGTCGACCCGATAGAAAATTTCATCGGTCGCGGTGTCGCGGCGGACTTCGACCCGCCTCGGGTGCATCGGCCACAGCTCGGTTGCCCGCAGCGCACCGTCGCGCACGATCTCGGCATAGCCGTTGCCATGCAACAGCGCCCACGCGACCATCGTTTCCTTGAACTGGAACGGCGACAGCTGCGGGTTCGTCCTCCAGTACAAGAGCGAGTCCACGGAATGCCGGGGAGCAACCTCGGCGCCGCCACCGGGCAGCTCGCGCATCACTCGCCACGGGAGCTGCGCCACGGTCGACGAGAGGTAACGAACGCACGCCCAGACCGTGGCGTTCTGCAAGGCACGATCGGGCGTGACATAGACGCCGGCGAGAGTGCGCGCATTGTACGGAATGCTCCGGTCCTCTGGTTGCCGCCGTTCGCGCGTACGGCGCGCCGCGAACAGGCCGCGCACGAAAGCCCGCAGGTCCATCACCAATCCTCGTCGTTCATAGCCAGTCGCGCTTCGAAGCGCTGCCTGTGCTCGTGAAAAAGCGAATGCCGGGGATCTGCCAGGATCGCTTGATCTGGCGTCATCCCGTCGTCCGAGGTGCGCGGCTCATCGTCCCAGGCGGAAGGGTCGTCGTAGATCGAGCGGACCTTCGTGTCGAAGTCGCCAGCAAGCCCGACCGCCATCGCCAGCGCCACCAGACCGTCAATGCGGCCGGTCGATTTGCGCTTGTCGTAGATGCGGTTCCCCTTCGGGTCGGCGATATGCACCGCCGAGGCAGCGCACCAGGCGAGCGCTGGGTTGCGCTTAACCCGCAGGCGGCCCTTGCCGAGCAGGTCTTCGAGCAACTCGACCGAGCGCGGCATCCACAGGCCGCTGTCAGCCGCCTTGAAGTAGCCCTGACCGTGCGGGACGAGGTCGACCTCGACCGCCGCAGCGTCGAGATCGCGCTCAAGGTATTTGATCCGATACGGGTCAAACGCGACTCGCCGCAGGCCGACCTCGCTCTGCAGCTCGGAAAGCCGCTGCGCTACCCAGGCGTAATCGACCGACCGCCCTGGCGTCGCGTGCACCCAGCCGTCGCGCACCCACTGATCATAGGGCACTTGATCTTGCCGGGCCCGCTCGGCGATCGTTGCCTCTGGTGTCCAGAACTCGACGATGGCGTGGACGATGCCGTCGCCGTCCGGCTCCCAGATGCACGCCAAAGCGGTCAGATCGCGGGTGCCAGACAGGTCGATCGCGGCAACGCAATTGAGACCGGCGAGCTCGCTTTCATCGAAGTCGGCCTCGGCGGCGCGCCACAGATACCCGTCAATCGCCGGGTTCGCGGCGTCGACCCATTCGCAGAAGTTCAAGCGCCGGACGATGCTTTCCTTCGCCGGCATACCTTGCGCCTCGCGCACCTGCTCGGCCAGATACTTGCGCGGGATCGAGACGCCCAGGTTCGGGTTGGCCTTGATC